TGTGTTTGAACAATCTACGATGACTCTGGAGATCGAGACTACCAGAGCGATAGCGGCTCAAGTGCTACGCCATCGCTCGTTCTGCTTCCAAGAATTTTCTCAACGGTATGCAGAGAGTACAAAGTTAGGTGAGATTCCTCTACCTGAACTTCGTCGCCAAGATGATAAGAATAGACAGAATAGTATTGATGATTTGGATGATGAGTTAGTTGACAAACTACAACGTCAAATGAAGACTCTCTTCAGTAGTGCAGAGGCATTGTATGAACAGATGCTTGGAGCAGGCGTTGCTAAGGAGTGTGCTCGAATGGTATTGCCATTATGCACGCCAACAAAAATCTACATGACGGGATCATGTCGTTCATGGATCCACTATATAGAATTACGTTCCGCACATGGAACACAGAAGGAACACATGAAGATCGCTGAGTCATGCAAGGCAATCTTTTGCGAACAGTTCCCTACAGTTGCTGAAGCATTGGAGTGGGTTTGATGGCAACATATCCTGTAAAGCATAAAGAAACTGGTGAGACCAAAGAAGTGAAGATGAGTATTCATGAATGGGATCAGTGGAAGATTGATAACCCAGACTGGGAACGTTACTTCACACCAGAAAACACCCCAGGCGTGGGGGAAGTGGGTGAGTGGAGAGATAAGATGTCTAAGTCACACCCGAGTTGGAATCAGGTTCTCAAAAAAGCTGAGAAATCTGCAGGTATCCGAGGTCGAATGAACAAACTATCACGTTAACTATGCCAAGAAGGAAAAGAAAAACTGACGATCCCATCGGTGTGGGAATGACAGCAAAACAAATGCGTCGTAAGAAACCAATCAACAGTGATATGTTGGTTGACATTGAACCTCTGACTGATAATCAGAAAGTTCTTTTTGATCATTATGACTCAGGTAAAAACATCTTTGCTTATGGTGCAGCTGGTACAGGTAAAACTTTTATCAGTCTGTATAAGGCATTGCAAGATGTACTTAATGATGATACTCCTTACGAGAAACTTTATATTGTTCGTTCTCTAGTTTCTACTAGAGAGATTGGGTTCCTTCCTGGCGACCATGATGACAAGGCTGCCTTGTATCAAATACCATATAAAAATATGGTGAAGTATATGTTCGAGATGGCAACAGATGCTGATTTCGAAATGTTATACGGTAATTTAAAAACTCAAGAAACTATTTCATTCTGGAGTACATCTTTTATCCGTGGTACTACATTGGATAATTGCATTGTATTAGTAGATGAAATGCAAAACTTGAACTTTCATGAATTAGATAGTATAATTACAAGAGTTGGTGATAACTGCAAAATTATTTTCTGCGGTGATGCCACTCAGACTGACCTTACTAAATCAGCCGAGAAAGATGGAATCATAGATTTCAAAAAGATTGTCGAAGTCATGGAAGAAGACTTCGGAGTAATTGAATTTGGATTGGATGATATTGTTCGTTCTGGGCTTGTAAGGAACTATCTGGTTACTAAACTTGCTCTTTCTTTATGAATTTTACACATCTAGATAAGTTAGGTGACTTTGATCTAGACGCCAAAACTATCGATGGTGTTAGGTACTACACGACTCCCTCTGGGAAGCCGATGCCTTCCATTACTTCCATCACTAGTTTCTATAATAGAAAAGTTTTCCAAGATTGGAGAGCTCGAGTGGGAGAAGAGGAAGCAAATCGTGTTTCTAGAATTTCAACTACAAGAGGAACTAAGTTTCATGATCTGGTAGAAAAATATCTTCTCAATGAAGATGTTAAAAAGTCGAACCCACTTCCCTCCACGATGGCATTGTTCGTCGCGGCAAAGGATTCTTTGAACAACATAAATAATATACATGCACTTGAGAAGTCACTTTATAGTGACTACTTTGGAATTGCAGGACGAGTAGATTGCATTGCTGAGTACAACGGTGAACTCGCAGTGATCGACTTTAAGACTTCAAAGAAGATTAAACCTGAGAAGTGGATTGAACAATACTTTGTTCAAGAAACTGCATACGCTTGTATGTACTATGAAATGACAGGTGAAATTGTCAAAAAAATCGTCACTATTATGGTGGCAGAAAACGGAGACTGTGTTGTTTATGAAAAGAAAAACAAAGGTGACTATATTAAACTTCTTACCAGGTACATTAAAGAATTCGTCACTCACAAACTCGGAGAGTATGGATAAAGAAGTAAATGACCTACTCAAAGAGAAGTTTTTGTGCCAAGGCAAATTTAGTCAAGACATAGAAAATCTTGTACTCAACTCTGAGTTAAATTACATTGAGGCAATCGTAAGTTATTGCGAGGAAAATAATATTGAGTTAGATTCTGTGTCTAAACTTATTTCAAAGCCTTTAAAGGAAAAACTCAAGAGCGAAGCAATGGAACTAAACTTCTTAAAGAGAACGTCGAAAGCAAAATTACCCCTGTAACCCATGGGATACCAAGACGACCTTTTCAATCATTTTCCAGATGAATTTCCCGAGGAAGATGATGGTTGGAGAATGGAAATGCGAATGGGAATTTGGGAGGTCAAGGCCTTACTAGGTATCGTTCAAGGATACCTAGAATTATGGCCTGGATATCCTAGAAGACCTCGTATGGAACAAGAATACTTGAAACTTCTTCGTGACAGATTGTTTGGCGTCGTTACGGAATATAATTTGGAAAAACAATTCCCTGATTTTAAAGGATCTTTTGAGATTGATGAAGAGGATGAATGAAACCTTTTGATGTGTATAAAACATATCTCTCTTACAAAAATCATTTTACTAAAGAGAGTTATGACTTCTTCAAGTATAAAGGTAAGACTAGAGCAAACGAATCCACTTTTAAGAAAAGAAAAGATCGGTATTTCTTTGAAAGAATGTCAAGAAAGAAATCCGATCAAGAAATTTTAGATTATTTTACTGCCAGTTTTAGTCAGGCGGAGGATCCCCGTACAGTGTGGATCGGTCAGATTATAGACAATGGTGATAAAAGATATAAAGAGTGGTCAGATAAAATGAAGACGCTTCCGTCCATGTTTGGAACAGAGGCGTCTATTTTTCTTGCAAATAAGGACTTTGATTCTTTATTTTCAAGTAAGAATGGTAAACATCCAGAAGTGTTAAAAACACATCTGAAGAATGCCATTTCTATTGAAACTATGGTACTATTGGATATGATCCTTGGGTATGCCAAGAACTTTGATTCTATGCTGATTGACCCAGTGTGGGAAACCGTCAGTTTCAAAATTAGGAAGTATAAACCCTTCCTAAATATTGACATCCAAGGATATAAAAAGATTCTACGGGAGAGTGTGGTTTGAGTAAGTTTTTCAATTCACCAGTGGTTCGTGCCGCTGTGACCGAGTTAAACGAAATACAAGACGAGATGCAGAAAGCAATGTTTAAGCATCCTGCATCTTTAACAGAAGAGGATCGACAACATCATCTCGATCTAATGAGATCTCTCCTAGAAAAACAAAAACTCTTTTACACACGCCTTAAACTGTCGGATGATCCCAAGGCGATGGAAATGAAAGAGCAGATTGTGGAATCTGCCAAGTTCCTTGGTTTGAAAGAGGATCAACCTATCGAGTCATTCTTTGATGGCCTCACCAAGGTGTTGGATAGTCTTGAAGAGAGACTTGACGACCCTAATTCATGGGATGAGGTTGACGACGAGGAGGATTGACAGTATAATAAACAAGTTCAATACACACAATACGAACAAATACGGAGAAAATACAAATGTCTTTTGCTAATCTGAAGAAACAATCTAAGGCTGGTTCTCTCACCGATAAACTGATGAAGAAGGTGGAGAAACTTAATGAGAAAGGTGGTAGTGCCGACGAACGTTTCTGGAAACCTGCTGTAGATAAAGCAGGAAACGGTTATGCAGTTATTCGATTCCTCCCTGCACCTGAGGGATGTGATCTTCCATGGGCACAACTGTGGAGTCACGCTTTCCAAGGTCCTGGCGGATGGTACATTGAGAATTCCCTTACCACTCTGGGTAAACAGGATCCTGTCTCTGAACACAATCGTGTTCTTTGGAACAGTGGGTTGGATGCAGACAAAGAGGTTGCTCGTAAACAGAAACGCAAACTCTCTTACTATTCCAACATCTATGTTGTGAAGGACTCTGCTAATCCTGAGAATGAAGGTAAAACCTTCCTCTACAAGTTTGGTAAGAAGATCTTTGATAAGATCACTGCAGCAATGCAACCTGAGTTTG